CGTCAGGCACTCGTCCGGCCACTAGCGGGGGCTGCCCCCACCCAGTAGCGCAAAGGCCATGAGTGAAAACAGTAGCGCGCTGCTATAACGTTTTCGGGAACTGGCCCTCACCTCTCCAGCCATACGTCGCTCCGAATTCGTTGACCAGCACACAGCCAGCCAGCCTACAGAACTATGCACAGCCAGTACTCTGAGGCAGGCCTTCGCGCGTACGCGTGGGCTACGTACCGACTCGGAATATGGGACTACGGAACACCAACCCACTCAACCACCAACTCGAAGTATGGGGTCAGCAAGGCCCATACTCCGGTTGACCGTCTCCGCAACTCGTGTTCTATTTCCCATATTCGGAGTTTACGTGGCGCTTTCCCGCGCGCGCGCGAGGAGATTTGACCACAGGCAGTCTCAGATAGGCAACCACCGAAGCTCACCACGTGTCTCCGCGTAGGCAAGCTCAGACATTGGTAGCAGGTAGGTTGGGTCATAGACATAGATTCGGTCAACCTTGAATCCGCGCAGCCGCTCAACCGATCCTACAACGAGCGTGAAGTGTCTGGAGTTGACGTCCAGACGGCCGGAACGCTGGGCAACCTGCGCCATCCGCATCGTTGGGCACCAGAGGATGACGTCAGCTGGTACACAGCGCGTTGGTGGCGGCAGTGGATCATCCAAATCCGTCTGGAACACTGACAACACCGGCATCATCGAGCATGGACAGAGAAGCTCAGCCGCGTCAGCCTCATACAGCTTGAGGCAACGTGGGCACTTCCAGACCTTCATTGCGGCAGCTTCTCCTTCGCGTACTTCTTGATGGCCGTCAATGCCTCCTCCGAACCACCAACAGGCGTAGCGGCCTCCAACAGCGCGCGGAACGCGTCAAGCTCCACACACTGCCCTTCCCAAAGACCATCCAGCATCGGTGGCGTCCAAGCATCCGGCATGTGATCGTACTCTCGCGGCAGGAAGTACACCATGCCGCCTGAAACCACACGCTCTGACGGACGGCTGACGTAGATGGGCTCAGATGTCGCCCGCAGACCGATATGGCCAAGGATGTAGCCATTGCCGTTGTCACGGAAGCTGAGCCAGTGGCCAGCATTCAGAAGCTCCCAGACCTTGTCGGTGGGAACCGCAACCTTGGCCTGGATCGTTCGTTCTGCTCTCTCAGTCATAGTAACACCTCATGTCCTCCGGGATGATCGCCATCCCGAGCCGATACCGGATGTCACGCACCCAGAAGTACAGCCTGCTGCGCCGTCTCGGAAGGATTGAGCGCTGTTGAATCGCCTCCAGCAGTGCTCTCGACCAGAGCTTGTCGTCTTGAATCGCCTCCAGCAGTACTCTCGACCAGAGCTTGTCGTCCATCACCGCTTCTCCAGGATCATGTACAGCTGGCGCTCGAAGCCATCGTGGGCTGGTATCACCCGAGCCGTCTTGATCTTGGCGTTCCATCCTTCCGCCTCAGCCAGTTCCCGGACGGCCGCGTGAAGGTGCTGGACGGTTGCCTTCTCCGGTAGGTTGATGATCGCGTATCGCTTCTCCATCAGCCATCCTTCCGAACGCGAATGCGCTCCAGCCGCGCCAACTCCGCTGCCTGGAACGTCTCGCGTATGCCTGGCTTCTTGGAGTTGCCGTCACCGAGCTTGTGCCACGGCCGGACGGAAGCCAACTTGTACTCCCACTCACCAGTGTCGTCCACCACTCTGCCGTCATCTGTCAACTTCGCCATTTCAACCTCCAGTGTATTCCGCTAGTCTCGTCCCACACCACGCTGGTCAAGCTTGGCCTGCTGGCGCCTCTCACGCTCGGCCTCAATCCGGTTCTTGATGATCATAGTGTCGAGGTACGCCAGGTTGGGTGATCCATCCTTGCGCCGGACGCCGCCAACGTACCCAAATGCCTCCGCTCGCGTCAGGATCTTGACCACGTGGTCATCCAGCGCCCAGCTGAGGATCTCAAGCTCATCATCTGTGAACTCCATCACGCTCCTCCGAATGGCGAGTATGGTCAACTCTGTCCCATCCTCACAGGTGGCCGGGATTCCCTCAAACCGTCTCATCAGAAGCTCGCGTCACGGTGGTACACGAGCCCAAACGCCTTCTCACGGTTGTCCTCATCTGCGACGTTCACCACGTCCACAGCAAATCCCTTGTCGATCTGCTTGGCGAACCGGATCGCAGCCGCTCGCGCGATTCTCATGGCGTCCGTCTCGCGGATCGCCTCGAACGTTGCGATGGTCATCTGGCGCTGGACAGGAGTCTCGCGCCCGAACTCCATAAACGTGACCTTGACCTCGAACATGTCTACGCCTCCTTGTTGAACTCGGTGGTCAGCCGGAGCGTGTGAAGCTCCGCGATGTCCGCCGCCAGTTGTAGCAACCTCGCGCGGAGCCGCGCGTCAGTCGCTGAAACGCTACCGATGGAACCCATGGAGACTTCCGCAGGCTTGACGTGCTCTGCCTTGGTCTCGCTGTAGAAGTCTCGCTCAACCTCAGCCGGGTACACGTCCACATCGTAGCCGAACCGCTCATTCCACATCGAGTGGTAGCCACCGCACCTGCGGCAGAGGTTCGAGCCGTTGTGGCCTTTGCCAGCGCCGAGTGGTTCCAGACCGTTGCCGCCACAGCGCTCGCAGACACCCATGGCCTTGACTTCGCCGCGCTCTGACTGCTTGCGAGCCTCGCTGTACCGCTCGTGAGGGAAGTACATCAGTGTCCACTGACCCTGGGTTTCCAGGAAGTGGGCGATGACCTCAACCTCGCGCGCCTCGACAACGCGGTTGCCGCTCGACAGTTCGTTGCCGCGCTCGTGGCCGTTGAGGAGGAGCGTGCCGTGGCCTTCGGCCGTCGCGCGCGATCCGGGAAGTTCACCCTCAACGATGCGCACTTCCAGGATCTGGTCACCCCACTTGACTCGGTCACCGACCTTGACTGTCCGGCCGTTCTTGTCCTCGTGCTTGATCATGACGCCTTCTCCTTCCGGTATTCCGCTTGCAGTTTCATGATGATCTCGGCCACCTCGCGCTCCGAGCAGATCACTTCCTGCATCCAGCCATCGAGCCAGTTGCAGGTGATCTCCCAGACGGCCTTCTCCACGGTGCCGCTGATCGGCATCGCGCTGAAGCTTCCGCAGGTGATCGAACCGTTCATACGAGTAACCATAATCCGTCGCGCGGAGGAAAACAACCCATTTTCACAAGAATCTTGCGCCGCACTCAAGTTTGTGGTCGATGACGGCCTCCCAAACGCGCTCCTTGATGGCTCCACCAGTGTGGGTACCCCACCCGCAAGAGCATTCCGCGTCCCAGCCGTCCCACCGGCCACGCATCGTCGCGGTTCGCCGCAGCCGCTCCGAGCGTGAGCCGTTGCTGGCGTACACGAACCAAGAGATGCGGTGGCCTTCGAGCTTGCTCAGTTTCACCGTGGCCTCTTGGCGTACCGGCCTTGCGCGTCGTGGTACCGGCCATCCGCATCGATCCAGCCACCCGCGTGCCGCGACCAGCCACGGCTGGAGTAATCTTTCGCGGAGGAGTCAGCCCAGCGGCTGCGATAGGTCGTGGATCGCCGCGCACCAGACGCTGCTCGCGCTCGCGCTCGCGCTCGCGCTGCCGACGCAGCCCTGCGCGCCGCGTCCCGAGCCGCCACGCGGTCAGGGTCGTTGTAGTCACTCCGGCCGTACGCGTACGGGTCAGCAGCTGGCCGAGACGCAGCAGCCGTGCGCCGAGCAGCCTGCTGGCGCTCCCACTCGCGCATGATCTCGTCAATCGTGGACGCCGAGACAGATGGCCGGACGTTCGGGTCAGGCGTGCGCTGGTGCATCTGGATGAGCTTGCCGGTGCGCTTGAAGTACATCGCACCAGCGTTGTCCTTCTCGCCCTGGCTGGCGCTCGGGTGGTTGTACATGTCGAACAGTTTGTCTTCGGTGGTTCGGTAGTCAGCTGCGCGGTTCATCATAGGTAGACCATAAACGATGGCAGCGCAGAAAACAACCCCATTTTGAAACTATTTTGCGTCAATCTTCGCAAGGGTCAACCCAATCCTCCAGCGCCCACTCGATGAGTTGGGCCGCGAGGTTGTCGGCCGCTCCTTGGATGCCCTGGAACGCAGAGCCCAGCCAATCGTCAGCCGCGAGTAGGCCGGGAAGCTCACCGTCAAGGTTGTACTTGGCGCCTCCGCGAGACTTCCAGCCATCATGAACCTCGTTGATGGCCACCTGGTGGTCGTTGCCCGCGCCGCAGTACACCGTGTACCAGCCTTCCAGCCGTCCGAACAGGTGGTCAGCGTCACGCCGGTGGGCCCAGACTCGGAGGGTGACGCCCTCCAATGAGCCTGGGCCGAACTTGAACACGCGCGTGGTGTAGTTATTCATCCTCTGTTCCCATCACGAACTCGAACACTGACCGGCTGGTGAACTCCTCCGCGCGCTTGCGAAGGATCTCACGCTTGGCAGCGTTGGCTGCCACGTTGTCCATCCGATCCACGTCAGCCTGGTCAGCCCAACGGAGGACAGGGAAACCGTGGTCATACTCGATCCAGAAGCTTGGCGTCACTTCGCCACCTTCTTCACGAACCGGCCGCCAGCGCCGTGGCGCCGTCCACTCGCGTCGAGCGCCATCTTGGCGGCAGCCTCAGCCACGACCTCTTTGATGGCCTGGTTCAGCTTGGCCGCGTTCTCCGGCTGGTTGATCGCGTCGATGATCGTCTTGGCCTTCCGCGCGGCCTTGGCCTCATGCATGCACTGGAGTCCCAGGCAGTAGGGGCAGTCAGTTGGCTTCTCGCCGTAGTGCTCGCCGTTCGTGTCGCTGTGCTGGTTCTCCATCCCGGCCGAGTCGAAGCAGACACCGCAAAGCTCGGTGCCCTCTCCACTCATGTCGGTGGTGCGCTTCCCACAGCAGTGGCAAATGACGTTCGTCTGGTTCCATCGGCTGAGTCGGTTCCGCTTGGTGCTGTTCATAGGTACGATGGTAAACCCATCGATGGCAGAAAACAACCCCATTTTGGAACTATTTTGAAACTATTTTGGGCCCACAATCCGCAGTCCACCAACAGTTCTCCCAAAAGAAAAGGCTGAGCGGTTTCCCGCCCAGCCCTAGCTTGTTCAGCCCACCTCTGCTACGCCGCCGCCGCTCGCCTCCGGCCGCTTGTCGCCTTCTGGCTCGCCGCCTTCTGGCGCCGGTTTGCCTTCAACCACGCTACCAGTCCTGCGGGCAGCTGACCCTTCTGAGGAGCCATGCCCTTCACTGGCTGTATGTCCGCCAGCGCGCGCTTGGGGCCTCGCGGAGCCGCCTTGGGCGCTGGCGCTTTCACATCTGTCAGGATCTCGTTCGCCAACGCCACCGCCTTCGGTTTGCCGATCCGGTTGATCAGCCCTATCGCCAACGCCGACACACTCACGCGGCCGTCTCTTACGATGAGTTCACCCTTTGCCATGACAATTCTCCTTCTCCTGAAGCTTGCGACCGCTGTATGAACGGTTCTACTCTGTTATACGCCTACCTGAGGCAGAATAACCGGGCAATCTTGACTTGGATGGGCTCGGCCACTCAACATTCTGGACATGAAAAGTGGCCGGTGGAGTGTCCTTGTTCTCTCCACCGGCCGAGCGCGCGCCTGCTTGCGATGGACGCCTCAGCGTCATCCGGCCAAGCTACCAGAATTTGTCTAGTGGTGGGACTCTGGCTAACCACCGTCCGCGAGCCGGTACTGCAATTCTGCCGTAGCAGACCAGTTCCCGCCGCGCTGCTCCATCCACGCGAGGGTGTCTCATCCCTCTGGCCATCCGGCCGAAGATTTGCGCTGGATCGCTGCCTGCCGGTTGACGTGCCTACCGGCGTGTCTGGGCTTTGTCCACCGTCACGCTAACACCAGGATGCAGAGCCTGGTTGGTTTACGTACCTGAGTGGTCCAGAACTAACAGGCCGGGTACTTGTTACACGCGGAGCCGAGCGCGTGGCGGTTTACGCTTCTTAACGCATCCTGCGCAACCACAAAGCCTTTGCGACGGTTGCCCGTACTACTCCAACGCAACGTCGCTCCGACTGCAGATGGAGCACCTTTGCTTTGAGGTAATACCATGGGGGCACCTGTTGAGCTTGGCTACCTGTCGCTTGAGACGGCCGGACTCAGCCAAGGCCAGGTCAAGCTCCGCGCGAGACTTCGCCAGGACAGCCTTGGTAGCCTCCAGGGAAGCCATGACGCGTTCATGCTCTGGCGTTGGCTTCATGTCCGGTTCTTGTACTCCTTGTCGAGCATATTCACCCACGCTCCCCACATCTGGCGACCATCAGGGCGCTTCTCCCACGAACGCGCCCAGCCGGTTCCATCATCCTTGGTACGCAGGACGCCTTTGGTGGCCAGCTGACACTGCTCGCAGCCAGCTAGGTGGGAATCCCACTCCTTCTTGGCCTCGATGCTGGTCACCGCTTCACTCCGTCCCAGATGAACGTCCGGCACCGGCAGGCTCGGCACTGGTACGGGTTGTACTCCGCTCCTGGCCAGTACGCCTTTGAGTCAGCATCCATGCGCTGGACGTGCCCGCCATCTCCGCGAGCAACACGCGGGTGACCGCAGATGCACCGCTGCCGAGATTGGCGAGAGTCGGCGCGCCAAGACTCAAAGACAGCCACAGCAACGACAGCGCCAAGGACAGCTGAAAGAAGGATGCCTTGTGCGTCACTGGGAGACATCGGCAAGCTGCTTGTCCCGTAGCGCCCTCCACTCCGCGTAGTCGGCCGGATCTTTGGTGGCTTTCATGTGGGCGTCCAGATGGGCCTCACAGACGGATACCCTGGCTGAGCCGAGGATGCCCGGAGCGTTACACCGCTTGTCCGTGGTTTCGTGGTGCCACGTGCACATACCGTTGTGGTCAGCGTACTCCTTGAGGGCCATCAGAGTGTTTCCTCCATGGTCTGCTTGATCTGGGTTGCCCGGTAGTCGCGGCCGATCTTCTCGGCCCAACCAGGCTTGAGCGCCCCACGTGTGGAGCCACCAGTGTGCCAGGTGGTGATGGTTCCGCCAGGGAACAGCACGCGCCGAGTCTCGTGAGAGCGCGAACAAGGGCACTCCACCGGGAGATCCGCGTCAGCCACCATGCGGATCCGCTCGGTGACGGCACCACAGTCGGGATGGGTACATTCGTACACGTAGATCATCGGCCAACCTTCGCTGACAACGGCAGCAGCTTGAACTCTCGGACGCCTGTGGCTATGAACTCCTTGTCGGCCGAGCCGAACGTGGCGACGTCGGCCACCTCATCCTCCACCGCAACGATCCGAGCGCGGATGGTCACTGTGACATCATCGCCAAGGCCGTGGATGCCTCCGTCTCCTTGAACCGCGAACGGCCGTTCGAGGTTGATTCGCGTAACGTTTGGTCTCATGCGCTCACCAGGAGCCGCCAAAGCTCTGCGTCCAGTTCCACGTTGCGACTACGGAGCAGCCTAACCCTAGCCACAAGGCCGTCCGGTTCAGCCGGGTCGAGTCGCGCAACGCCAGGATGACAGCAGCTGCGATCACAGACATCACCTTCACGGTCAACCACGCCTCCGGTGCGTGGAAGAACGGGTTGGCCTCTGTCGCTCCGCTGGCTGTCGCCGTAGCTGTCGCCATCAAATCGGCCATCTGGCCTAACGCCAAACTCAGCCATGCTGCGAACCTCCTCATTCCATGTCTCCAACCAGGTGAATCCGAACAGTGGCTCGGCCTTCGCGCGCTCCTCGCGCTGTCGTAGTCCGGCCGCGAGTATCCCCAGAGTGGTTGCGAACTTCCTCATGGTGTCCAGTGGGAGAAGTGCGTGATCAATGCTCCGAGCGCGAAGCTGATGAGACACGCGATGGTCACCCACCAAACCGGGTGCTTCAGAAGCTCGAACGCCGTGACGAACGAGATGGTGGGCACCTGCCGTGTGTAGATGGCTATGCCCTCGTACACTAGCCCCACGGCCAAGCCTTGGAATACCAGCGCGAGCGCGAACCAGAACATGGACGCGTACAGACGCCACCAAAAGGGTATGGACGCCGGGATGTCCGTGACGCTCATGGGTTGACCAGTCCGTTGTACTGCGTCCAGTCTACAGGTGGGTTGACGTGTGGACACCTTGGGGAGCCGTCCTCAAGCCCAAGCTCCTCACCCAAGAACTCGGGTGGAAGCAGGCTGAAGTCAACCTCTGAGAGTGGCGTAGGACGCTGAGCCCAACCAATCGTCTGCCAGAACGAGTGGAACTCAGGCATGAACGTCCGTGCGTACTCCTCCTGATACTCCTCGATGGCGTAGCTGGTGGCGTTCTCGGGGTCAACTCCGACCGCGAGCATGTGCCGCGTCCGCTCATAGATGTGGTGGGACTCGGCCTCAACGCTCGGCCGGATGACACCGTGGTGGCAGTTGTCGCACAAGCCTTTCAGGTACGCTACAGCCTCCCACTTTCCCGGAGTGGCGCCGAGCGTACCATTGTCCACCTCACCGACACGTTCTTGCCGGTGGGCGATCCAAGCTTGGCCGGTCTGCATCAGCTTCACAGCCTCCGAGTAGCCAACCCACCAGACGCGTCCGCACCTGTCGCAGGTGACCGGCCGTCTGCCGTTGTCCTCTTGGATGGGTCCAGGCATTAGACAGGCTCACCGCGCCTGCGGGCCAACTCAGCGGCCTCCAGCGCCCGGTTGTACGCCTGCATCGAAGCGGCAGCGGTCATGTCGCTGACCAGGCTGTCCTCCGCGTCGGCATCCTCAGGCCCAAATGCGTGAAGCTCCGTCTCGCGCCGATCTTCCAGCTGACGCTCCGTCAGGACTGGGTACTTGGCGACCACGCGCGCGAACTCCACCGGCCTCTCAATCTCACACTGGGCGAGGAATGCCGCAACGGCCTCCTCATGGTTGTATCTCATACGTAGCTCCAGCGCGCCGTCGCTCCGTGTCCGCATCTCGTTGTACGCCTTCCTGCCTTCCGCCACTGTAATGGTGACCATTCCTTCTCCTACTTGATGATGGACTGCAACTTCTTGAGGATCTCCACGCGCCGCGTACGGACTGTCTTGGCCGAGTCGTTGCGCCCTCCGTGGGAGGTAGCAGCCTTGTAGCCCATGAGATCACGGATGACCTCGTCAGGCGTCCCGGCCATCATGTACTGAGCGATCTTGGTCTGCGTCGGAGTCAGCCCGGCCAGGGTATAGACACTGTCCAACCCTTGGTTGAGCGCATCCCGCAGAGCCTGGTGAGGCTCCAGCCGAGCCGCCCAGACCGCGCGCTGACGCTCCTCCACCGTGCCCTTGTCGTCCGCGATGAACTGCGCGGCCTCGTCAGCCAACTCGTCCAGGTTCTTGTGGGCGTACCACTCGGACATCGCCAGCTGGCACATCAAGAAGCTCAGCCGGTACTGTCCCGACACGCCACTCGGCATCTTGGACTCGTGGAACGCTGACTTACTCGCGCCGGGAACGGTGTACCAGTGTTTGGTGGACGCGTCATGCGCCTCCGGGAACTCCTTGTACAGCTGCTCCCACGTCTTGACCCAGGTCGTGTTATCTTCCATGTACCTCCTTCCCTCTATCTTCCAGCGATGCGCTGCTGGCGCTTCAGCTGCTCAAACCACCACTCAGGTGAGGACAGTGGATGCTCGAACAGCTGCGTGAGTGGGCTCAACACCCACCCACGCTTGTCCTGTATCAACCTCGCGCCCTTACGAGCCGTGGAGTGGATCGCGGTTGATGGGCTCGAAGTGTCGGTGGAGCCTGATTCCGCCTTTGGGTCCAATGTATGCCTCCACTACAAGCTCTGACTTGGGCCGGGGATCTCGGGGTGTCGCCGTTCGGCTGGTCACGTTTGTCTTGGACTTCTTGCCGTCAGCCACGGTGGCTCCTGGCCTGCGGCCGGTGCTGAACGCGCTGGTATGGCGCGCCCACCTTGACCTCGGCCGTGACCTTCCCGCCTTGTCGTTCGTAGACGGTCATGCCGAACTTCCCGCGCAGCCACTTGATGAACTTCGGCCGGTTCCGGTCACGCTGGCCGTCCGGCAGCGTCGTGGCTTCCACGTACTGCTCCTGGCGGCTGGCGGCCGTCTTACGCTGGGACAACCGCGATGGGTTCTTGGCCATCGTTACGCTCGCGCCGCGAGCTTGCGGCCCAGCTGCTCCGCGATGAACACAGCGACCTCGCCAAAGCCGTGGCCGCCGTCGTTCAGCTTGGCCAGCTGCTTCTGTCCCGCCATCGTCAGGTGGTACGCGCTCGCCGCCTTCTTGCCCAGGTATCCGTTCGGCGCAGTGGGCGAACCCAGCGCGTGCCCGAATCCGTTGGTTAGGTGGCCCCAGCCCTCATTGTTCTGAAGTTGGCAGATGACGCCCAGGCAGCAGTATCCGGGGTTGGTGGACGCCTGCGAGCGGAGGTTGTCGGTGGTCTGCTTGTAGTCGCCGGAGACCAGCGCCGCGATCCACTCACGTATGCGCTTCTCCGCCACGCCGCTCATCTTCGACCGCGTGAAAATTGATGTCGTCACTTCCTGTCTCCTCCAAGACCTTGGGCCAAAATCTCCATGGCGGTTGGCCCGTTCCGCCTCTCCTCAGCGGCCTTCTCCAGCCGCTCCGCAACCAGGACATCCGGGTGTACCGGACGCCTGGTGAACTTGCCCTTACGCCGGTTCTGCGTTCGGCCGCGAGCCGAAGCTGAAGTGCTCGTCATCCTTGCTCCTCTCAAACGTGGCCGTCAACTTAATGCGCTTGCCCTTGATTCCGTCGCTGGGCTCGAATGGGAACAGCTTGCTCGGGACTGAGCACCAGACCTTGTTCCCATCGTCCAGCTTGACCAGCATCTTGCGGGTGTTCCCGAAGTCTGAGGCCACCCACTTCTCGCCTTTGATCACGCCGATCACGGCCACGCGCCCGGACGGAGCCGGGGTGGTTGGGACAACCTCGGCAGCCTGCTCTGCGGCCTTCTCTGCGGCCTGAGCAGCGCGCTTCGCCGCGATCTTGACGACAGCGGCCGTCTGGTTTGGGGTCAGTTCCCAGTTCTTCATCAGGTAGTCCATCAAGCTCTGGAGGAAGTCAAACCGCTCCGTGTCCGGGTTCAGTGACTCCATGAACTTGGCGGCCTCCGGGTTAGCCTCGCGCCACGCCGCCAGCCTCGCGGCCTTCTTGGCCTGGTCGGCTGCCTTCGCCGCGCGATCCTTGATGTACTTCATCCTGAACGCGCTGATCGTCAGCCCGAGCTTGTTCTCCACGCACTCGTGGCCGATGCAGATGACCTCGTTGCTGGGCTTGTGCAGCACGCTCCAGGCGTACCGGACAGTGACGTTGCCGCAGTGGTCGCAGACGTGGGGCCAGCGGCCTCCGCTGAGCGTCTGCGGGTCGCAGATGGAACCGTTGCCGAACGCTGTCTTCATCCGCGCGATCTCGGCGCGCCACCACTTCATCGCTGCCTCGAACTCGGCCTGCGCCCTCTCCAGGTTGGCGAATGGGCCTGGCTGGAAGCGTGGGCGCTCCAACTTCAAATCCCACTCCTCCAGAGCCTCATAATCCTCCGGGACAAAGCCGCTGGGCTTGTGGTTGACCTTGTATCCGTCTGTAAGCTCGGGAGTGTCGTTCATCATGAGTACGATGTTACTCGACGGCCTCTGAGGAAAACAACCCCAATTGGTCAGAATTTACCATTCTTAACTCTTTGGCCGCTTCTTGGCGCTCAAGCTCACTCAGGAAGTCCAGCGTGTCGTCCAGCCCTCCGTGCTCCATGCTGGCCGTCGCCTCCGGGTATGGCCAGAGCCGAGACGGATCATGCGGGTGGAGATGGAGGTGGGCGTACTCGTCTGGATCATCGCAGAGACAGAACGTCCAGCGGCCGTTCGCGCCCTCACAGTGCTCGTGGTCGAGCCGGAGGCAGGCCGGACAGACGTACCTCGACTGCTTGGGGTTGAATCGGAGTAGGAACCGAAACAGCACCGCCTCCACCTTGAAGTAGATGCGGTGCCGTCGCGGAGCCTGGATCGGCTCAGCCACGAGTGTACTCACGGATGGCGCCGATGACTTGGTGGACGAGGAGCGGCAGGATGCTCATCGCGTTGTGTTTGGTGATGGAGATCAGTCGGAACGTCTCCATGTCTGTCGCGGTCACGATGATCTGTAGCTGCGGAGCCTCGCCCATCTGCGGTAGCTGCGTGGCTGTGTCGGCCTCTTTCCGGCCGAATATCTCATCCAACGCGCTGGTGTCAGGCAACGTTCTCGGCCTCCTGATGCAACGGGCACACGTCCAAGTGCGCCTGGAAGTAGTCAGCCGCGAGCCGGAGCAGCGCCGGACGTTCGCGCAGCAGCCCACGGTTGCAATTCGTACAGAGCAACCCTCTCACGCTCGCGCGGAGCCACTTCTTGTAGCGCCCGCAGGCGTGGTGATGGTCAACCGCCAGCGCCCTCTTGGCCGGTGGTCGGCCGCAGATGGCGCAGACACCGTGTTGAGCCTCAAGCAGCTGGGTGTACTCGCCCGGTTGTAGCCCATACTGCTTGAGGTATTCCGCATCGGTCACCGCACGAGTGGCTCGTCCCAGCTGAAGTACGCGGTGAATCCGTTTCCTCCATACATGGAAAAGCCTCCTGTGATCCGTACTTTGGCGTCGTCCGGTACTCCCAGACAACGAGCTTGGGTCAACGCCGCTTGAACCGTCTTGAGCGTCTCGGCCTCTCCGAACGGCAAGGTGAACGTGACCGCGCGAGTCGGGATCGTTGGCGTTGGCTGCGCCTTGGCAGCCTTCTTGAAGCCTCTCATCCGACTGAGTTGAGCCGGTGCTCAGCGATCAGGTCGTTGATCTTGTCGCCTCCTGCCAGGTGGTACATGTTCCGGTACCACGACACACGCGCTCTCAACTCCTCGTTGATCAGCGCCTGTTCCGCGAGCTTGGCGGCCAGGTTATCTGCCGCGTTCTCGGCCTTCTGCCACATGTCGATGGCGTCCAGTGCCTGCTCCTTCCAGTAGTCGCGCTGGTTGGCGAGCGCCATCTTGTCTGGCGTCAGCACCTCGATGGTAACGCCGGTGAGGATGTCGGGAACCTTAGCCATTCGATACCTCCTGAGTCTCAACGGTGAACTCCTGCACCACGCCGAACATCTCGGCCACCTCAGCGCGCTCACGGAGGAACGCGTTGAAGCTCTCGGCGTCAGGGAACTGGAGCCTGGTGGACTTGTCGCTGTACGCCGGGATCGTGACGATGTACTTCACCATCGGCCGAACCAGGCCAGGTGCGCGACCTTGACGACCGCGAAGATGACCGCGCTCCAGATCGCAAGGTTGAACAGGATTGATCCCGACGCAGCTGACACATCCAGCCAGCGGATCGGAGCCGCTTGATGAACTCAGTCGAACCGTCTGACCTCTCATGCCGTTGCCTCCTTGGCTTCGCGCTTCTTGCGCAGGTACTCCTGCAGCCCTGCGGGCAGCCCACGCTTAGGCTTGCCTGGCTCCTCTGTTGGGTGTTTTGAATCATCCACCGCTGCGCGTGGCTGCTTTGGCTCAGGCTTGGGTTTCGCGGCTGCCTGCACCGGAGCCTTCTTGCCGACTCGCGCCGCGAGCCGTTCGTTGACCTCCGCCAGCTGCGCGTCTGTGATGTCGTCTCCGGCCGCGCCGAAGCACAAGCCATCCTCCGGGTGGTCGCAATAGGGCTGGCGGTGCTGTGGCTTGATCACGAACTGCGGGTTGACCCTCAGCGTGTCGCGGAGCGTCATCTGGACTTCCGCCATCGACACACAGTACTGGTGCCGAGCCCAGTACTGAGCCTTGGTGACGTGGGTGACTACCGATTCCTTAGCGGCCACCCTTACTCCTCCCCAAGCTCCACAGACCGTTCGCTGCGCGGTCGATGGGGCCTCCGATCTTCATGGAATCCTCCACGGCATCCGCGATCCGAGTCCAAGCCTCAGCTTGCTTCTCGGCCGCAATAGCCTGGCGGTGTAGGCTTGTCTCGATGGCCTCCAGAATGGCGGTGGTGACCTCGTCCATGCTACGCCTCCACCCGCTGAACGCAGCCGTCCGGGCCAACGCGGTACGTGAACGACGCCGGGATGAACTTCCCGTACCGCTCCGCCAGCCGCTCGGCCACCGGCCGCTGCATGTCCTTGGTGTACTGGTTCCGCGACATCTTCTTGGTCTTCACTTCGACTCTCCTGAATGGGATGGACGTGGACAGGATTCAATCATGGGGTGGGTCATCCGTCCAGTCCAAGACCTATCTGGTTAGTTTTTGGTAAAGACTTCTTAACAGCTGGGGTGGCTTTGGGCTGCGTGACTACACTGGTCGTCTCCGGCCTCCAGCCGCGCGACCTCGCCAGCGCCGCAGCCGCCTCCAGCGTGGTTGACAAACCCATGAGCAACGGAGTGCCATCAAGGTCGGTCAGCCGGTACGCCGCGCTCAGGTGGTTGTGGGCGATGGCGACCTCAGTCACCTTCTCCACCCTGACGATGGCGCCACGCTTAGGTAGCTCGGGTTCAGACCGTTGGCGCGGCCTGTCGTCTATCTCGATCCAGACGGCAGGCCGGATCAGAAAGGGATCTCGTCATAGCTGGTCAGATCGCAACGGAACGTCAGGACGCCGGGAATGTCGAAGGTCAGCGTGCCTCCAGCCTCCGTGAAGGTGTCCTTCATCCGTTCTCCGAAGTCGATCATGATCCGACTCGCCGCGTCCAGCATGTACCACTTGGCCTCAGCCAAGACAGCTGCCTGAAACTTGTCCTGAAGCTCGGCCAACGTCGCCTCCGCGTTCTTGATGGCCTTCGGATCTGCGCCGCGCTCCTTGGCCGCCGCGATCTTGGCCGGAGCCGCCGCGATCCGCTCGCGCCACTCCTTCATCTGTTCGGGAGTCACGCGCTGCATGTTCCAACTCTGGGCGCGCTCGTGGACTTGACTCTCTGTGAGAAGGTCGTCCACGGAGCCGCTCATGGGCCGAACCGGGATGCGTGGCGTCGGTGTGGCGGCCTTTGCGTACCCGCCTTCAGGTGGCCCCAGATCCACGCCGCGCTTCGCTGCATCTGCCTTCATCATGTCGAGGACAGACTTGGTTGTCTCAGACATCGACATCAACCTCCATTCCTTTCAGTGCCCAGACTTTGGGGCCACCGTAGTTTCCGCCTCCAGTCCGCTTGAGCGCGCCAGCCTCATCCATCTTCTGGGCCGCACTCTCGACGGTTGACCAGGTGATTCCGTCCACCTTCGCCGCCGCCTTGAGTTCGTCCACCGTCATGGGGCCGTTGGCGAGCATGTCGTTGATGAACCTGATCGCCTCCGCGCGCTTGGGCGCGTCTCGCAGGTCGTCCATCACCAGCTGGTCGGCCGTCATGTCGCTCTGGCCGTCCCAGCGGAATAGGCCCACGTCATCGCCGTCCTCAATGTGGTACACCCAAGACTTCCCGGAGCGCGCGAGGTTGGATTTGGCGTGGGCGAAGATCCGGCTGCCCTCCGGGTCGATGGGGTTCTTGGCGACGATCATGGCCGAGCGCGTGGCGCCGATGATGCCGATGGAACCGCCTCCACGGTAGATTGCCGCGTTGCCCGAGAGTTTGTTGAAGTGGCGAACGAACGCGATGGTACAGCCTGTCTCCTCCGCGAGCTTGCGAAGTGGCGCCATCACCTGCGACCTGATTGCCTGGTCGCGGTGCGTGTCCACCGTCTCGTCCAAGACCGCCATCAGCGGGTCAACGATCATGAACCGCGCCTGCTCTTGCTCGATGGTTCGCCGGATGTACGGCATGTGCTTCACGATCTCCACGCCGAACTCCTCGCCAGCCTTCGGCCGGATGTCCTCAATGGCTACGATCCGGGACATGTCAGCCTTCTGAGCCTTGAGTCTCGGCTGGATTGTCTCTCCAAGGCTGTCTTCCACGGAGATGAGCACAGTGCTGAACTCCTCTGACCAGCCGTTCATCGCGCCGTCCGGGTTGACGTCGCCGCGCGACCACCGCGCTGCCAAGTCGAGTAGCAGCGTGGACTTACCCAGGCCGGGATCACCGTCAAGTATCACAAGCTTCCCAGCCGGGAAGTACGGATACCAGAGCCACCGTGTGTACTCACGCTGAACGTCAGACATACGAGTGCCTGGAACGTACTCCGGGTCAAGCTCTGCGTCTGGCGTAGGCTGCTGAGCAGCGCCCTTCGCCTTGATTCGCGCTTGGAACTTCTCGTTGCCTTCCAGCGTTGCGTCCGGTTCGTACCGCGCCGCGTTCTTGGCGATCCGTCCAAGCTCGAAGTCGGACAGCGGTGGGTCATACCTCTTGTCTGCCCGCAGCGCCGTGAAGATGGTTTCCTCATCCATCCCCAGCCGCCGCATCGCGCTGGCCTGCCTGAACGCCGTGTCGTTGCGCTTACCCTTCGGGATGGGGCCTTCCAGCGTCTGGGAGACGGACACCGACCGCTGAGCCATCTCCAGGATCTCGGCTGGGATCTTGGCGAACGGTACGGTGTAGTCCACGGCCCACTCATACATGTGACCGTCCGGGTGGATGCTCGGTGGTGCTACAACGTAGCCTCCGTCAGCCCGGAAGTCCAACCCTGGCGACATTCCCGCGCGGTTACCCAGAGGTGAGTCGGGCATCATGAAGTAGATGTGTGTGCCGCGACCAGTCGCAACGGCTGGCGTATAGGGCAGAGACAGGTTCAGAGCCTTGAGCGACTCCTCACCCAACTCACCGTCCACGTCGAACACGACAACGCCGGACGGACGCCCACACGCAATACCTATGTTCGCGTTAGGTTCGTCCGTCCACCACTTGTTGATGACTTCTTCATCGCGGCTGGCGTCATGGACGCCGTGCGATCCTGGCACCGGCCGCTTCGCTCGGGGCTGGAGTGGGAAGACAGCCAGCCCGTGTCGTGCGTACGCTAAGGCTGCCTCCCTCAGCGTCATCCGAGCCGCTTCCCGCGCTCGGTGGACTTGTCCGCGAACTCCATGGCCTTGGCGTACTCCTCATCGTACGTGCCGCACTCGCGCATCTTGGTTCGGTAGTAACACACGATGCTGATGCGCTCGCTGCCGCACTCCTCGTGGGTGTGGGCGATCCGCTCACCGCAGACGCCGCAGGTCATCACGGTGTTGCCGTGCCAGTCATGGGCGTCCATCAGGAGCGTATCGCCGTCCTGAAGGTCAACGCTCACGCCGTACTCCGGGAAGGTGAGCATGCCGCCGGTGTATTTGCCGCGCCGGAGGCAGGTCACGTTGCTGAATCCTTCGGGAAGGTCACCGGAGTCTTGGTGGACGCCGGTGGGGTAGCTGTTGTTCACCGTCACGGTCGTGAACGGGGTGTCGTGGATGACCCACTCAGCCTGCGTCCGGTTGACGACCTCCATCTGGATGGCGTACCGATCCGGGACGTACTGCTGGTACAGCGCGCCGATGTGCTGGAACAGCGGCTGGAGTGACTCAAACTTCTCGGCCTCCGAGCCTGTCCACGCCGTCAGCCGACAGTACTGCTTCGCTCCGGCCGGGTCGAACGCGCCGATGATGGCCGAGGAGACGGTGTCTGACGTGCTTGTTCGAGTGCCCGCCTTCTCACCGCCATGCTTCGGCGCAACTCGCCGGTAGCCAGAAGCGTTACCCCGGTTGTGGCTCTCGAACTTCCGAAGCTCATGAAGGGTAGGATAAACACTGTCCCTCAACTCCTTTGGGATGGCCCCAGGCAGGTAGATGCAGAGTGGCTTGCCGTCCGGCCGGAGAACCTTGGCGGCCTGCGTCAGGACAACGCCGAAGTCTCGTGGGTCCAGCAGCTTGCCGACCTTAGCCTCAAGCTCCTCCTGCGGGATCTTGGAACGCAACCGAAGCTCAATCATGCGATCTCCTTGAGAATGTCGCCAGCTATGATGTCAGCCGGATGGTAGGTTGGGATCACCGTCGCGCCCCAGGCCTGTGCCAGCGCGCGAGCCTTTGAGGCACGTCCGATCACCCACGTTGGGTCTTGAGCCTTGGCGCCGTACAGCGCCTGTCTCTGGCGCCGTCGCTCGGCCAGAAGCTCCTCAGGAGCCTCAAGGTAGAACAGCTTGAGCGTGTAGCCAGCCGCGCGGATCGCCTCAAAGAAGCGCACGTTGGAGAGTCTGTCTCCCTCCGCGAACACCGGGGTGCGTCCCACGCGACCCAGGAAGTCAATGAACGGCACGGCCTTCTCGATGACGCTCATGGACAGTGCGTCTGTCCCACTGAACGGCCCACGGTTCGCTCCAAGCTCGGTGGCCTTGACGTCGCCATCCTTCATCCAGAGCGTGTGGGCAAATGGTTGAAGCACCGGACGCGGCACAACGCCCATATGGAACCGAATCCACTTCATGGTTGTCGTCTTGCCCGCGCCCGGTGCGCCGATCAGGTAGATGAACTTCAAGGTCGCCTCCTTCAGGGTGGTAAACCTCCAACGCTCCGTCGCTCCGACTAGCGGCTGATCACTTCGCCGGTTCGAGCGTAGTGACTGGCACGATGCCTGTCCACGCCCTTCCAGCCGTTGATCTCTCCCAGGTAGGCTGCGGGCAGAACGGCCGCGCGAGCCTCCCAGACTGGCTTGATGTGGGGCTGAACGCGCCAGTCGGCCTCCGCAGCGTTCATCTGCGCGAGGATGTCGTCAATGCCCTTGCCGTTGTAGTACCGGCCGTCAGCCATCGCGTGGAAGTCGCAGAGACACGTCTCAAGCTCCTCAATGGCGATGGGCAGACCGCGCCGCGCAAGTAGGTCTTGGAGGATCCAGCCCTGCTCGTCCAGCTGTCGGATCGCGGCCGGACTGTTGCCGTGGACGACGTCAAAGAACAGCGCCAGACCTTGTCTTGGGCCAGTGCTGTTCTCGTTGCCCATGTCTGGCGGTTCGAGCGGCCAGCCGTTGGACTTCATCAAGACCTCGGCCAGCTTGTAGCCTGCCCAGCGCCCGTTCCCGCGAACGGTCTGGACAAGCTTCACCATCCGGCGCCAACTCTCCTTCGGGTCTGGAGTCAGAGCCTCTTTGAAGAACGCCGTCAGGCTGCCGTGCATCTCGATGACCTTCGCCCACGACTCGAAGTGGAGGGTCATCGGCAGGCCTCCGCGTAGGCCGCGCCGCTCCACGTCCGTGGGGAGTTTGGCAGCTGCGCCCTGGACGTTGTCACCCGGTTCGGGAGCAGCGTGGAACACGGCCTCACTGGACGGCAGGGAGTGGTACGCAACGTACATGACGCTGCGCCACAGAGCCTGTTCTGGCTCCATGTCACGCTCCAGCCACTTGAGGAGTGGATAGGCCGGGTCAATGTCCAACGAGGAGATCTGGAGCCGCGCAAACGCGGTCAGGTCGTCAACGCGCTTGAGGTTCATCTCGTGACGTCCAGCATCCCAATCAGTCTGTCCACCCTGGCGCGCTCCGCGAGGTAGTCAGCCCGCAGTTGCTGCGGGTGCTCCACAGCGCCAAGCTCCTTCGCCAACGCCGCGAGGATCGCGTTCATGGCGCCATCCGGTATCCTGGCGAATGGGAAGTCAGGTAGGGCTGCCGCCATCTGAACGCGTTGTTGGCCGCCCTGTCCGTTGTACAGGAAGTCGCCTCTGCGGAGATAGATGCGATGGGTGAAGCTGGTGAAGTCTTTGACTACGATTGCCTCATATTCCTCGCTCACGCTTCAACCTTCCCGGCCAGCGCCGTCCGTGTATAGACGCCTGCCTGAAATGCGGCCAGTAGCTCGTTGCCCTTGTCGGCCTTGATGGCATCCTGAAGCTCCAGGAAGCTCGCCTCAGTCTCCTCCGGGGTTGGCGGCAACGTCCGCTCCATCATCGCAAGGATGGTCTTGCCCACCGACTCGATTCCCCAGAACTTCTGGAGTGCCTTCACGCGCGCCATGAACTTGTCGTAGTCCTCAACCGCGTACATGAGGATGACCTCGTGGAATCCCTGGGCCTTGGCGACACCGCTCACGGTCTTGAGCTTCTTCATCGCCTCTGCCTGCGCTTCGGGATCGTATGTGGCGTGGTCAGCGAACTTCGCCGCCGTCTCCTCCAGCCTGGCCTCTGAGATGTTACCGGCCTCAGCCTGCAACGTCTCCAGCGTGTCGATGTCGAAGCCAGTCCCAAAGAAGTCTGTCTGCTCGATGCCCGCCACGATCTTCCGGGTGCGACTCGGCCGCGCTCCGGCCGCGATCAGCTTGGCCAGTAGCTCCTTGTCGTACTCCGCGCCGTCGCTGGACGCGTTGTCGATGGCCACGATCTGCGCGGCCTCAACCTCATCCACGAACGAGTACACCACGTTGATGGTCTGGATCTCAGCCACCTTCGCGGCCTCGACAGTGCCGTGGCCCTTGAGAATCGTTGTCTTGTCTTCGCCCCAGACGACAATCGGGACGTACTGGCCGTGAGCCTGCAAGCTCTCCACGATCTTGGCCAGGTTCTTGTGCTTGTTCGCGTTCAGCGGGTGCGCCTTCAGCGAGTCCACATGAACCTGGAACACTTCCATGCTGGCCGGAACGTCGATGGACGTCTGCCCTTCGACCTTCTTGGCGCGCTTGGTACCTTCTGCGCTCATCGCTCCTTCAACTCCTTCTTGATTTGGTAGTTGTCGAGACAGTTCAGGAAGATCCGCCAGTACAGCGGCATCTTTGCCTGCTGCAACTCATGGATCTCAGCCTCAGCCGTCTGCTCCTCGCGGCCAACCCGGATCAGTATGAACTTCTCCGGCCGCTCAAAGCCGTTCTCCTCCAGTAGCTCGCTGTACGCCGTCACCTGGCACTTGTGGCTCAGCCCGATGAATCGGCTGGACTTGATGTCCCACAGCGTCCTGACTCCGTCCACGATGCCGTAGAAGTCAAGCTTGCCGCCGAACTTGTGCTTGCGACTCACCATCGGGTGCTCCACAAGGATCGGTTCGATGGTCTTGCCCTGCTTCCACGCGAGGAACGCGTTGACGCTGTACGTCGCGCGCTCTTGCTCGTCCTCAGACCACTCCTTGAGGCTGTACTCCTTGCCGTCCAGCTGGCGTTCGATCAGGTCGTGCGCCAGCGTTCCGACTCGGCCAGCTGCTTGCATGTACAGCCGGTTGTCGATGCCTTCCAGGCCGAGTTTGTTAGCCCAGCCGACAAGGTAGTCATCGCCGCCAAGCTCGTTGAGGACAGTCGTGACGCCGGGGACAAACACCTTGATCTTGGTCTTGCCATCCGGCGCCAACTCGTCCGTCTCGAAGTAGTACCTGATGTGGGCCTTGACTCGCTGGCCAAAGTCCTCACGCCACCAGCCAGCCTTCTCCTCTGTCGGTTTCCGGCCGGACGGTACGCCTGGCTTCACTTCTTCACTCCTGGCTTGCGGACGAACGTGGCACCCTGCTTGATGCACGCGTCCACCCATCCGGTTTCGAGGATGCCTGCGGCCGCGAGCGCGCGGAGCAGGTCTTGGTACTGCCACCAGGGCATAGGCTTGTCGATGTACAGGTGGTAGTTGCCTGGTGTCGTGGACTCGACCACGCGAACGGGTATGCGGTCGATGTCCAGGACAGGCATGTGTTCGCCGGTATCCGTCAACGAGCCTATCAGGTTCGCTTCGGCCTCCGGTACGATGGTGGGGATGGGAGGATGCTCCCACCCCTCACCGGAATCCTTCTTGGCCGCCAGTTCCACGAACCGGAACAGCCTACTCTGTCGCGGCTGCGAAGGCATCCAACTCCTCCTGGGTGAACGGGACAGGCTCGGCCTTCGGGCCATCCCGCATCTCAATGGGCTGGAACTCGGCCATGATGCGCTCGTTCTGCTCGTTCAGGATCTGCTGTTCAGCCGCCTCCTGAGCCGCGCCACGGATACGCTCGGCCACGTCGCCGGTGAACGTCCTGAGTAGCTTGGTGATCTCCGGGAGAAGTTGCTCACCGTGCTCCGGTTCGCCGCGCTCCTCCCAGAGATACCAGTTCATCATCAACCGTCCGGTGACGTTCACGCGGAGGTTGAACAACTGCGCCTGTCGGATTCGCTCACGCCTCGCCATCTGTTTGTTGGTCATGCCAGCTAGGTGCTGGTTGTACCTTCGCGCCGCGCCACCTTCTGCCTCACGCCGCTTCGCTCGCGCGCTGGGCAGCTTCCGGTTCGCTTCAGCTTCGGCCATGTACCCTAGCGCCATCTCAGATGTCTAGGTCGTCGCTGGCGGCCTTCTTGGCAGCGGCCTTCTCAGCCTTCGGAGCGGTCGGAGCCTTGGCCGCTTCCTGCGCCTTCACCTTCGCGCGCTTGAAGCCTGTGGGCTTGAGGTACTTCTTTTCGGCATCCTTGAACTCTCCGATCACCCAGACGTACTTGCCCGCCAGGTCATCTGTGTCGAAGTCTGCGTACAGGTTCGGCGCGCGATCCTTCGCGGCTGCCTGCTCGTCCGTGAGCACGTCCAGTGTCGTGTTCTCGGGCATCGTTGCGATGGCCAGACCGCGCAGCTTGGCCTTCTCGTGGAGGCTCACGCCGCCAAAGAACCAGATGCGGCTGCCCTGGACGTCCACCTTCTCCCCCTCGTCATCGAGGTAGTAGATGGCGTCAAACACGACCTTCAGCTGCTCCTTGGCCTCCTCGCCCTCCTTGAACTGCTTCATCGAGACGGATGGCGCGTCATCCTTGTCGTTGATCTTGCAGAGGATGAAGGTCATCTCTGGAAGCTCCGCGTAGTCGCCGTTGCCGGATGTCGGCACTCCTGGTTTCGCCATGTTACCTCCGTGTATTTTCGGGACTGTAGCGCCCCTGGTATAGCTCCAGCGCGCCGTCGCTCTGAAAAGCAAACAGCCCCCAGATCTCTCTGAGGGCTGTCGCCGGAGAAGGAAGGAAGTGGGTGTCAGTCGGAAAGGAGGTTTATGCTGATCTCGGATTCTGGCTGCGCGGCGTCATCGTCGCCGTCGCAACAGTCAGGATCAACGATGCACTGACTGCATGGGTCCAAGCCACTCAAGCCGAAGTGGCAAGGACACGGACATTTGTCCATCGCCCTGGTACCTCCTTGTTAGATTTGGTCGGCCGAGCTTACGCGCTTGTGCCGAGCTTGCGGACGGAGCGGCCGATCACGTAGACCGCAACCGCGATCAGGCCCAGGACTTCGACCTGAGCCAGTTGCGAAACGACCGCGCTGGGGATGCTGAGGCCAAGCTGTGAAGCCGCGTCAGTCGTCCCATACGCCGCCAGCTGGATGAGATAGCCCACAATGAGCTTCCACTCGGACGTGGTCACGCCGGATTCCGCGACGGCCGCTGGTTCTGGGATGTCAACCGCTGGGGTTTGATCAGCGTTCGGCGCCATGTTCTACTCCTTGTGGCCGGATGCCCGGCCGAATGGGGATGACGTTCTCCGCGAACGGCTCGATGACGTACACAACCTCCTTGGTTGCCTCATCCACGATCTGAGCGGTCACGTGGTGCTGTTCAGACATCCCGTCAGCGACCTGCCTGGCGACCGCGTACTCCAGGTGACCGGCCGTGACTGGAACCTGGGCCTCACGCACGACCACCTGGTACAGCTTACCGGACACGGCCGAGAAGCCTCAACAGCCAGTAGATGATGAACCGCTGCGCGGCAGCCGCTACAGCGTCTGACGGAGTCGGAGGAGCCGTGACCGGCGTGTTGTTCGCCTCCGCTCGCGCCGCTGCGTCTGCTGCAGCGTGGGCTGCGGCTTCTCTCGCGTCCGCAGCAGCCGCTTCCGCCGCTGCCTTGGCATCCGCTTGGGCTTGGGCCTCGGCAGCCGCCTTAGCCGCCGCTTCAGCCGCAGCTGCCTGGGCCTGAGCCGCCGCCAGAGCCGCTTCCGCATCGGCTTTAGCTTTTGCCGCAGCCGCTGCCGCATCGGCCGTAGCCTTTGCCGCAGCCGCCTGAGCCGCTGCAGCCGCCGCGCGCTGGGCCCTCAGAACCTTGACGTACAGCGTCTTGACGACGATTCCTGGCCCACCCCAAGTGGCGAGGGTCATCACCTTGCCCCACCAGGGATCGGCCACCTGCGTCGGCGAGTACATCACCATCGCGTGGTAGCCGGGAACACCCACGGCCGGGTTGTGGATCCACACCACTGCGTACTCATCTGGGGCCGCGATGGCCGCGTTGATGTGAGCCTGGTTGAATGCCGCCTCGACGTGGGACGAGAAGCGTGGGCCAAGCCCACCATCGTTCGGGAACGCTCTGTCCAGCGCGTTGTCGGGCAGAAGGTCGCCGGAGAACACGCCTTTGGACCACAGAAGGTCATCGAACGCTGGCGGCGTGTAGTGCAGGTCGGGATAGGCGTCATAGGCCACCATCGTGAGACACGTCTCATAGCAGCCGTACGGGCCAAGTTCGCCTGTGCCCGAGCCGAGCGCGTGGCCTGCCCAACGCGGATCTCTCTGCGAGAAGATTTGGAACGCCATCGTTACTCCTTCCGAGCCGCCGCGTATGCGGCAGTGCTCATTCCGTGGATTCTCCGCTCCTCAAGGTCAAACAGGATCACGCCACCGCCGATCTCGCTGGGCGGGTAGCCTTTGCGCTCGCTGTATGTAGTCGTCTCCTGTACGCCGATCTGGTAGCCTCGGAGATACGTGCCGGTGAGCATGAACAGTCTGTCGCGCTTGGCGATCCTCGGCTCACCGTCCTGCTCGCCGTAAGACAGCGCGACCTTCTGCGTCACGCCGTACTGATGGACGTGGCCCTTGAGGTACACGTCTGCTTCCCACTCGGCCGCTCGTCGCTGGATGCTGTTCGTGGCGTTGCCGATGGTTCCACCACCTGTGGCGCCATGCTCCGCGAAGATGTTGACCGTCCAGAGGTTGTCCGGTCGGCCGCGCTTGGCGATGTCCAGCTGGATCAGCGTGGTGTAACCAAGGTGTCGAACCTTGAACGCCTCCGCGATCTCTCGCATGGGGTCGCTGAAGTAGTGCTTCCTGAACGCATCCTCGTGGTTGCCGTCCAGAAGTCCCAGACACTTGTCGCGGATCGGCTCAAGCTCGCGCCGGATGAACGCAACGTGTTCCACCGCGAGGTTCCCGCTGCTCGGCCTGCCCTTGTGGTACCCGAGCCGCTTCCAGTCGTGGCCATCCATGTTCCAGCGCGGGTCGGACGGCATGATGAAGTCACCCATGTCGCCCAAGCCGAGCCAACGCGCGTCCCGATCCTCCGCGACCATCTGAACGGTGCGCCGGAAGTCGTTGATGTCGCAGGCCGTCGCGCCCAGGTGTACGTCACCGATGGGGTACAGCCTCAGAGTCTTGGACGCCTTGACCGTAGCGGATGTGTGTGTAAGCTCCAACTATTTCCTCCACAACTGGGCAAAGCGCCACAGGAACCACCGTTCAGCCTCATCCCACGTCATAGGCTCAATCCGCTCAGGCAGGGCCATTGACTCGTCCAACCAGGTGACGTGGGAACCTTCGGGGAACAGATCACGGCCTTCAGTGTGAACCATCACGTGGTCTGCCACCGTGACCGACTCCGGCCGGGGAGACGGAAGCTGGAACGCGATGTTCACGGCCGCCATCACATTGTCCTCAGCCTCGCGGTACGCTTCCATGCCGCGAGCGTGCTTAATCGGGCCAGGGAGATCCTTCAGATACGCCTCACCCGCGTCGTGGAGCAGCGCTGAAAGTGCGTCAGCCTCCGGGACGATGTAGGAGCATCTGAAGGAGTGCTCAGCCACACTGTAGAACGTCTCGGTGAAGCCACCGAACCGTGCCTGCATGGCGAGCGCGTGGGCGATGTCCCGGATGTCGATCAGCGCCGGATCAGGGCTGAGCGGCCGGAACTTCTTGCCGGAGAAGGTGTGGACGTAGTCGATGTACTCTCCGGCCTTATTCAGCTTGATGGCCATCAGGAGTTAACCATGACTGAGAGGCCAGGGTCAAGCTCAGTCGGGCCGTAGCCTTCCGTCTGACAGATCGCTTGGCTGGGTCGCGCCGGAGCCGCTGCGCCTGGCAGAGCTTGTTTCGCTTCGATTGCCCAGATCACTGTGTCCTCCAGGTCCGCGAGGGAACCGTGGTTGTTGAGAACCAGATCCGCTCTGATGAGTTTCTGGCTGGTCTCGGATGCGTGACCGTCACCGGCGTGTCCCGGCCGGATCACCCTCCAGACTTCACCACCGTGCGCTCTGACGAACTCGGCCTCATTGGGGAACCGGACGTCAGTTATAACCACCAGGTCGTGGTGACTAATCGCGCGCTCGGCCGCGAGGAGCCATGCGTCATCTCGGATGTTCTCACGTACTCCCTCCGTTCCGAGCACCTGCAGAAGCTCACGGCCTTGTAGCATCCCACAGTGTTCGCACCGGGGAGTCTCGGCCTTGTCGCCGTTCCAGCCCAAGACGGCCGCGATGGCCTTCAACGGGTCAGCGAACGCTACGCGCTGGTACCCATACCGATTGAGGACAAGGGCAACGGTGTCCTTGCCTGAGCCTTTGTAGCCGGTCAGTCCTATCAGCTTCGGTTTGCTCATCGTAAAGCTCCAGCGTGACGTCGCTCCGGGTTAAGCTCTCGTGTACCCAACCATTCCTGTGGTGCAGTCGATTTCGACGTGGTGACCGTGATTAGCCTCGGGGTGGTTGGAGTCGCGCGGGCACTTGTCTCTGCACTCGCATGTGTGTCCGAACGCTCCGGCCTTGCCTAGCTGGTTGCCGACCTCCAGCCCCAGGGCGGCTGCATCGTCCGGGTGCAACCAGCCAAGCTTCGGGTGTAGGACGTGATGCGGGTTTGGGTGTACTGTGAACATTACGGATGCGCCTCCAGGGTGAACAGCGAACCAATGGCGAACAGGACAGTGCCGCTGGCGTCGGCGTAGTTCGTGATCGAAGTGATAGCCGCCGTGCTGTTCCAGACACCGTAGTTGACGCCTGAATACTGGTTGGTTTGAGGGAAGGAAGTTCCATCCGCCAACCCCCACTGCCAGATACAGGTCTTGACGTTGCTGTAGGCGTAATCATAGAACGTGTACTCAACTGGCGAGAAACTTCCAGCCGGTTGGGCGGGGCCAGCGTAGAACGGGCCTTGATAGAAACCTCCGGTGGTGTTGTCGTGTACGCCTGTGCCGGCGCTGCCGTTCACCATGCTGGTACGTTCCGTTTCATAGTGACCGCCGGTGGCGTCGCCGTTCACTGTCGTCAGGCCAGTCGAGTAGTTGTTGGCGCTGGTGTTGCGACCACTCACGAACTCTTTGAGATGCGTCCAACTCTGGGGTATGCCACTGAACGTTACGCTCGCGGCCGTCGCCGCCAATCTGTTGTATCCTATGCGGACAGGTACGGTGCCGGTGCCGTCTCCTTTCAAGACCAGGCTACCAGTCTCTGACTGGATGATGCCAGCAGACCCCACAGGGAAGTTGTTGCTGCTCGGGTCGGCCGCGCCTCCGCTGTTGTAGGCCGTCATCGTCAGCGTCGTGGCCGACTGACTGGCCTGCTGCTTCGCCGCGCCAGTTGCCGGTTGCGTAGCGTTGGGCAGCGCGTAGTACCGGATGTTGTTGGGGTCATCAAGACCTCCAGTGCCAGGTATCGACGGAGTGGTGATCACCAGCTGCGCGCGCCGCGACAGCGTGATGGAAGCGTAGGGGCTGACCATTGTCTCGTGAATGTGAGACGCCTGGCTGTCGTACCAGGTGTAGGCCACCCAGTAGACACTCGATGCCGTTGTCCAGACCCAGGTGGAGTGGCTGGTCAGGTTGACCGCCGCGCCTCCGTTCGCCGGGAGACTGAAGAACCGCGTTCCATCGTACGTCAAGCCCCAAGCCGAGTTGCCTGCAACGTAGAATCCTTCATTCGCCGTCTCATTGACCGGCGTGGGTGTGGTGCCGTCAAAGGAGTAAACCTCTGCGGTGTACACCTGAACGAGCAGTCGCCATGCGCCTAGGTCGAAACTCCCTGCCGCGCAGGACATGACCTGGTTGCCTGGGTTGACGCCTGTGTCCACAAGGCTACCAACAGTCGCCATACTCCCATCGTACTTCTGGTACTTCATGTTGGAGCCGCTCGCGCGGTCAACGATGATGACGTTGGTACCGTCCGAGCACATGATGGGCGTGTTCGGAGCCGCCAGCTGACTGATGCTGGCGTATGTGGTGTCAAGCGCGAGCGTGGACTGGACGTACCTCCGAACCTTCCACACGCGGGTGTCCGGGGTGTAGGTGACGAACGCTCTCATGTCGCCACAGGTGTACGGGCTTGCGCAGGCCGTCCGGCCGGACAAGCTCGAAACGCCGGACACAGTCTGGGTGTAGAAGCTCCCTGAGGAGTTTACGCCCCACTGGCCGTAGTTGGACTTGGTGCGCCAGAATCCAATGTAGAATCCCTGGCCAGACGAACAGCGATAGGACACGCTCAGCGTCTGGTCGGTCAGAGTTGTCCCAAGGCCGGTTCCGGCCGAGTTTGCCAGGAGGTTCCCGGACGTGTCCCACAGACAGAAGTAGAACGTGGACGTGCCGGAGTATGACGAGCAGCGAATCGTGATGCTCGTGATCGTGCCCGCGCCGGGAGCAGTGTAGTAGCTCGAAGTGGACACCTGGTTGTCTGTGTTTGGCCCAGAGTAGTCCCAGCTGTACGTCGCGGAGCCGGTTCCACCCCAAGATGACGGCGAGCCGGTGCCGCCGTCAATGCCCAGCACGTAGACGTACGAGCCAAGCCGACAGATGCCCAGAGGAGTCTGAAACCCATCAGCTGTGAGATCATGGGTACGGTTAACCGTCCTGTCGGAAGCCAGAAGCTCCAACAGGTAGTCGTGAGGTGATCCGCCATTCTGGGTGACTTGGAGGAACACCTTGGTGGCGCCACCGGAGCCTCCGGCCGCATCATAATCCAGGCCCACACGACTGTAGGTCGTGCTGGACTTGTCGTACGTCGCGTTGACGGGAAGCGAGACGCTGTTCCAAGTCTGGGCGATGGACGGAGCCTGCGCCGGATTCTGGAGACTGGAGTCCAGTTGTAGTGTGGAGCCCAACGCAATCTCGTTCTTGGTGCCCTGGAACACGCTGTTCCCGGAGACGATCAGCGACTGGGCCAGAACGTTTGCGTTGATGGTCACAGGGCTGACGCCATCCGTAGGAATGTTAACCACGAGGTTCCCGGAGCCGTCATAGGCTCGCAGCCCGTTACCGTCCATCTCCACGTGAGCCGTACCCGTACCGGCCTTGATCAAGCTGGCCAAAACGAGTGTAGATGTGAGCTTGTCGGCCGTGATCGCTCCGGCCGCGATCTGCGCTGCCGTGATCGCGTTCGCCGCAACCTTCGGAGTCGTGACCGCACCGTCCGTGATCTTTGTCGTGGTGATCGGAAGGATGCCCGCGTTGGTCGAGTTCAGCCAAACGGACATGCTGACGATAGGGTCGCCCACATAGATACGCTGCCAAGGAGTGATGTGGTCGATGTCCCAGGTGATCTGAACGTCCTGAACGGTGAATCCTTGGTTCACAAGGCCGAGATCGGCGTTGGTGATGTCAACTGTCTGGATGGGCCACAAGCCAGTGGCCTGTGTCAGGTAGCTGGAACTCGTCTTGTTTGTGCCCGACTGGTCTTTGCTGTAGCTGTGAGCGGCCTCACGGTACTTAGCGAACGCACCGAACGAGAAGTCATCGAACCACGACTGTCCGTTGGTGCCGGTGACGCCATCCCAGTAGCCGTACATCAGTTGAACGACCGCGTAGCGCGCATCCTGCGGCGCCACGACTGTCCCACTCCACTGCGTCCAAGCGTATGGGCCATCCGTGCCGCCTTGAATGAAGTCAGTGGTACGGATGTCCGAGAGGTTGACGGTGTCTTTGTACCAAAGGATCTTGTAGTGGTTCTGCTTGGAACCAGCCGCCGCCTTCGCCCAGACAGACGTGGTGTAACTCATTCCAGGGGCGACCACAAATGCCGGGTTGCCGCCGATGGTCGTCCAACCAGGGAGATAAGGTGAGGCCGCATTCCAACCACTCGCCGTTCGAGTCGTGGTGCACAGCAGCGACTTGGCGCCGCCGTGAAAGTTGACTGTGTCCAAACTGAATTCGGCCGGAGTGCCCAACGTCCAGTAGTTCTCCAGCGCCGTCAGCGTCGCGTCCTCAAAGCCAGGATCTTGTGACCAGTTGCGCAGAGGTTGGGAGCCGTCCGACAAGTCAAATGGCGCAACCGAAGCCACCGCCACGTTCGTGTTCGTGGCGGACATGGTGACGAACGTATGACCACCCTTCTCCGAGACGGACGTTTGCTGGATCTTGGCGACGGTGCCTGACCAGTTGAGCGCGAGGTTTGGGTCAATGACTGTAATCACGTCTCCAAGGTTCGGGATCACCGTTGGGTCGATCAGCTGGCAGTCGAACGTGTTGAACTTCAGCGTGGTGGACTGATACTGGAGGTAGGCCGTCTGGTCAGTGATCTGGCCGTTGGTGGTCACCTGTACATCAAGCGCAGGCATACAGAACACGTCATCAAACCTCTGGGTGCTTGCCGTACCCTTGTCCACCTGGACGTAGAAGCTGATGAAGTATTTGCCAGCCGGAACCTTGTAGACTCCCTGCTGAAATTGCCAGCTGCCGACCGTGGCGCTGGTTGGGACGTTCGCGTACACCGGGGTGGCCTTGTTCGCGTCGTACGCCACGAGCGCGATCCAGCCTGCGCCGGTGCCGCTCTCCCGGTAAGACCAGCCACCGTATTGGATGATCTGGCCGGGAACGACAGGCAGGTACAGCTGCTGGGTGCCCGCCTGGTCACTGGTCGCCATAGCCGTCGCGTAGGCCGCGCCAGTACCTGAGGCCACCAGCCGCATGTACGTGCTGCCGCTTCGAGCGTTCGCCGCGTTGGTCGTGAAGGCTGCCGTGTCGTTCGCGTCACCCTGCAGCGACCACCACTGACTGAGCGTCTCGAAGTCGGTGTTTTGGAACTTCCCGAGTTGAGCCAACGCTTCTCCTTACAGCGCGGTTGAGAACGCCAACCGCTGTGCGATCTTGTTCGTGAGGATGTCCAAGCTGGGGCCGTCGATGAACGCGCCCTGGTCAACGTGGACGTGGATCTCTGTGACGCCGGAGCCTCCGCCACCGCCGAACAGCTGTTCAGTCGGGATGATGGAGCCGGAGACGGCCGAAGTGAACAACTCCGGGCCGTGCTCACCCACGAGGTACGTGGTTCCAGCGGCCGTGTAGCCACCGGAAGCGTGCCCGCCTCCGAAGATGCCGCCAAGGTTCCCGATCTGGCCGATGCCGTTGATGATCCCACCGATGGAGTTCATCAGGTCGTGAGCCTGCGTCCCGAGCCAGCTGAAGAAGTCTCCAATTTTCTGGAGGATGGGCGGCAGGACGTTCTGAAGCCAAGCTCCGAATGGCTTGAGGACATCGTTCCACAAGCCGTTCACGATGTCGCGGAACCACCCCACGTTCTTGTAGGCCCAGATCACGCCGACAACCAGCGCGCCGATAGCCACTATCACGATGCCGATGGGGTTGGCGTCCATGGCTGCGTCGAACAGAAGCTGGACAGCCGTCCAAAGCTCCGTCGCGCTCCGAGCCTCCGCGAGTAGGCCGATGTACGGGCCAATCATCGCCCATATGCTCAGTCCGGCCGAGATGGCCAGTTGGGCGTTGAGGATGACTTGCTGCGCCGCCCACGCCGCGACGAATGGCGCGAGGAGCGGCCAATGGTCGAACGCCCACTTGATGAACGGTTCGACTGACTGGAACTTCTTGTACAGATCCTCGACGGCCGGGATCAGTTTGTTAAGCATGTTCGTGGCCCAGTCCGCAACCACAGGCACCAGAGGGGTGACTAGGCCAAGGAACTGCGACACGTACGGCAGCAGGACGGTTCCGAGCTTGATGCCCGCAACCGACAGGGACGCCTGAAGCTGGTCCATCTTGAAGCTGACGTTCGCCGTGGTAGCAGCCCAAGCGTCACCGAAGCTGGTCCCCCCCTTGCCAACATCAATCTCCTTCTGCTTCAACCGATCCATCTGCTGGAGGAGAAGCTGGATGGTGGCGCCGGATTTGCCGCCTCCGAACGCCTTGGAGATGATGTCGGCCTGCTCCGTCGCCGTCAGGCCAGACTTCTTCAGATGATCCTGCAAGTCTTCCAGAGCCTTGACCAGGCCACCTGAGCGCATGTCGTTGCCCAGTTCGTCTGTGGTGATGCCGATCTTCGCCAGATCCTTCGCCGCCGCGCCGGACTGAACCGCGAGGAGCGCGAAGGACATGCGGAGTTTGGTACCGGCCTCCGCGCCTCTGATGTTGTTGTCGCCCAGGACAGCCAGCGCCGCGCCGACATCCTTCAGGCTGAGCCCGAACGTCTTGGCGGTGGCGATGATGCCGGTACCCATGGCGTCAGCCAAGTCCTGCATCTTCATGTCGCCAGCGCCGACTATGGCGTTGAGTTCACCCATCGCCATACTCATGTTCTTGGCCTCAGGCATACCCGCGACCAGGACAGCGTCCAAAGCGTTCGTGACGTCCACGAGGTTCGCCTGGCCTACCTTTGCGCCTTCGGCCGCGATCTGGAGCGCCTGCAACGCCTCGGCAGCCGGAATCCCGGTGGAGGCAATGTGGTACATCGCGTCCGCCAGAACGTCCGGGGCCGTCGCTGTAGGCCCAGCCAAAGCCAAAACGGCCTTGGTCATCAAAGCCACTTCACTGGCGCTGCGTCCGGCCTGCGTTTGTATCAACGTCATCTTGGCCTGGAACTCAGCGGCAGACTCAGCAGCCTTGGACAGACCAAGGCCGATTCCGACAGCTGCGCCGATTACGAGCGCACCGCCAGCGACGGCCGCTGCGCCCATGAACGAAAATCCGTTGCTGGCTTCCGCCGTCGCTGCGTGTACTTTGCCCATGCCAGCCTTGAACTCAGTCAGGTTGGCACCGACTCTCACATACAGGTCAGACAGAATCCCCACGCTTATCCTCCATTCTTGGCGGCCTCATAAGCCGCCTTCTTCTCCTCAGCTTCGAGCATCAAGTGAGCCCTCCACTGCGTCAACTCCCACGCCCCGGTCGTGGCCAGAAGCTCACCCACGTTACGCCCAGTGCGCTCCGCTATGATGAAGTTCAGCCGTTCTCCGGGGTTGTCGATAAATCCTGCTTCGCCCTCGCCACATCCTTCTCGGACAGGCCGGACTGCTTCATGGCGATCTCCACGATGGGCTTGAGCGTGGTCATTCCAAGCTCTTCAAGCACCGCGCGGTCGGCCGCTGAGAAGATGTTGGCCTTGTCGTCGTCAGTGTCGTGGATCACCATCTGGAGGAGCATCCCGAGCGTGTTGGGCTTCTTGTCTCGCACCGCCTGCTCGAATGACTGCGACTCCGCGCCGGTCAGTTCCCGGACGAGTACCTTGACCGGGCCATCGGGCCCAGGCATCTCTGCTTCCTCCTCGGCCAGCTTACCGACCATCTGAAGGATCGCCTGACGCTTGTTCTCTGCGGACATGTTTGCCTCCTGGGCGAATTGACCGGGCCAGCCGGTCTGTTGGGTGTTGGGCGTTTCAACCGTTTACGCCCAGCCTGAGCTTGTTCAGCCCAGGTTCTTAGTTGGACAGGAACCAGACGGAGTTTGTCGCGCCGGACGGAGCGTGAACTTGGAAGTTCAGCGTGTTGTCGATGATGCCCGCGACGGCTGCCTTCAGCTGTTCATCTTTCAGGAAGGCCAGGCACTCGTACCGTGGCCCTGCCGGTTGCCCGGCCGCGTTGACGTACAGCGCGAGGATCAGAAGGTTGCCCATGGTCGCGCGGAGGGTGTCGTCCACCCAGAACTTCTTGACGGACACCGAAGCATCCTGCAAGGTGGTCTTGTATGTCTTGGCGAGCGCGCCGAACTCGGTGATGTCGGCCATCGCAACGCTCGGGGTCAGCGTCCACTCGTTGCTCCCAGCCATGTGGGCATATGGGAGGTAGTTGCCGCTGTGGAACCGGAACTGCGCGGCCGGAGCCGCCTGCTGTGACGCGTTGAACCGGATGAATCCGGCCTCCACGTGGTCTGGCGTCACCGGGTTCCAAGTCGTGCCAGAGTCCAGGGAGATCGTGAACGTGTTGACGGCCGTTGGGTCGAAGTATCGCTTGACCGCGTTCGTGACCGCGTAGCACGTCCTGACCAGCTGGCCGGGAACGTTGGCCGAGATGTCGGACATGGCCTCGTCAGTCACGGCGACGCCGGGTGTAGACGTGACGAACACGTCTGCGTGTAGACCTTGAAGTGCTGCCACGTCGCCTCCTTATTACGAGTAGGCCGGGGAGCCGTTCGCCTGAAGGTTGATCGTGATGTCAACCAGGCCGGACACCGCTGCTTTGATCTGAAGATCCTTGATGAGCGCCGCCACAGTGTACCCATGGTTGCCCACAGCGTCCGTTTCCATGTAGATGGTGACTGAGGTTCCCGCGAGGAACGCCGTCCAGAGCGCGGCCTGACCGGTCGCGTCGGTCTGGTCGTGACGACCTTTCAGCGCGATGGTGCCATCCTGGAGGCCAGCCAAGAAGTTCTTGGCCGCGTCTCCAAACTTGGTCTTTTCGTGGAGCGCGATGGAAGGAGTGAACGTCCACTCGTCCATCTCCGCGATGGTGCTGGCGCCGTTCTTGACGGCCGCGTTCTTGCCTGCAAGTGCTGTCATCTGTGTATCTCTCCTGCCTTTACTGTTGGCCTACGTGGATTTGGAACTTCGCCACGATGTGGCGTGTACCGTCCGGGTCGCGGATCTCGCGGCCGAACGTGTAGAGGGTCATGTAGACGTTCCACCCTGCGGTGTTCGCCTTAACGTTCGCCACGCCTATGTCGATGTCCTGCACCAGGTAGTTCAGGAGGTTCTGCGCTTCCTGCCAACCCTTGGCCTGGCTGTAGATGTGGATGGTCTGCTCGCAGATCCGGCCTTGGCCGTTCGAGCCCATCACGTTCTCGGGAGTCTCGTTGATCTCCCCCAGCTGGATGTATGGGAAGTTCCCATAGTTGTCGGGAACTTCATCGAACAGGTTGTTGTTGACCGCCGCCATGAGCGTTGCGTCCGCTTCGAGCGTGGTGAAGATGCCTTTCTGAACGTTGGACATGGCGCTGTACTGGTTGCTCACAGGGCTGTAACCTCCTCAACGGCCTTGACGACATCGTCTCTGAAGCTCCGCGCCTCCTCACGAGCCGCTGGCCCCAGGGAAGGTTCCGCCGCCATCTTGCGTGTGCCTAGTTCGACGTATGGGAAGTACGGTGCCGTGTTGCTCACCTGCCGCTCCGTCCCGGAGCCTTCCACTGTGAAGTCTCCAGCCATCGTGCCGGTGAGTTTTGGAGCGTTCGCGCTCGCGCGGTCGGCAACGCGGTTGGCGCCTTCATCGGACACCTGGTCCATTCGTGCTTCCATTGCGCCTGCCACTTCCAACGAACGGTCGAACACTACAACCGTTGTTACGCTGAAGCCACTCACCCTCGGATCTCCTCGCAAATCAGCAACGGGTTGCCACCCATGTGGTCTACGTTGTGGATGCGGAGGTAGATGCCGTTCCAGATCGCGCGGCAGCCTGGTACCAGACCAGGAACGTCCATCCGCAAGTACATGTGGTGGGTGACGTGCTCTCCGAGCGCGCCCAGCTGCATCTCCTGGCCTCCCAGGTTCCGCTTCCGGCCTTTGTCGTCCACGACGATGGCTGGGATGTTGACGCCGTTCGTCAGGTTCGACCAGCTATCTAGGAAGCCACCCTGGCCATCCGCTGTCGTACTGTTCACCTGGATCGTGATCAACTCGGTGAACAACGCGTACGGGATCGGCAGACGCCGGATGATTCCTCGTGGGAGGGGCATTAGGGCACCCCAATCCACTTGGACATCAGGCCGGTTCCGGGGCCAGTCGCGGCCGGAACTGACTGGAGGTAGTCATACGCTCGCGCGCAGAGTCTCGAACGCCGGACGGTGGCCGAGTCTCCGGTGCGCGTCATCGTGACGCCTTCGACGGAGAACTGCTGCCACTGACCCATCTCGTCTAGCTCATCGCCCGAGAGGATCCAGAATTCAACCTGCGCGCAGACCGCACCGTTGAGAGCGTTCAACAAGGTGGGGTCTGTCGGGTTGCCGGTGGAGTCCGTGGAGAACGCGTACCGGGCCAGCCAGTTGTCCACAAGCTCGCAAGCTCGGATGACCAGCCGGGTGATCTCAGCGGTGTCGTATGGAGGGTTGGGGATCGGAGCGTGGGCGCTCATGAACGCGATCACGTCTGCCTCAACCGCGTACGGGGTGAATGGGTACGTGTACGCCACGCTTCCTCCTCAGTTTGTTGGGCTGGCCCAGCCGGAGCCGAGCCAGCCCTGATTGTCGAACGGTTACGCCGAAACCTCGTGGACCCACACGGTGCAGATGCCTGACGTGCTGAACTGAATCGAGCCGTCTGCCTGCATGTGACGCGACGCATCGACGGTGATGACCGCGAGTGACGAGTTGCCAAGCGCGCCGGTCGTGTAGTCGCCTGCGCCGCTGCCCAGCGCCGGAGGATACGCGCCTGCCTTCAGGGTCAGCGTGGAACCACCCGCAGGGGTGGAGACCAGGAAGATGACCTTGTTGGCCTTCTTGGGGACGAACGAGTAAACGGTGGCCGCGACGGTGATCTGGCTGGCGCCAGTCGGGGCCGCTGCGGTGCCGAGCAGAAGCTCAGTGTCGCGAACGAGCCTGTCGGGGTTGGAAGCCATAGCTGATGCCATTGATTCTCTCCTAAGCCCAATGGGAGGGCTGGTGGGCTGGCTCGGGTGTTATGCGGCTGTTACACCAGCCGCTGTCCACCCTCTGCTGCTTGTTCTGACTGGGTTAGACGGTTGACGCCGGGAGAACCGCGATGGCATCCGGGCGGATGGTCTTGCCACCGTACAAGTGGAGGCCACGCAGCGCGTCAGCGAACGTGGTCTGGAGCCTGTACGCCTCGACCTGGTTGATCTGCTCCGCGCCTGCGAGCGCGCTGGGAACTCCAGCAAGCACCGCGTACGTGGTGGCAGGCTGACCGAACGGCGACGTGGGGACGTTGTTGGACACGAGGATGTCGATTCCAGCCGCGCGGCCGATCTGGCCGGAGAGCAGTGCTGAATCGACGTTCGCGGCCGGGTTGGCTGCGAAGTTGGTCGAGTCGAGCAAGAGCGCGTACATCCACGGCGGGAGGATGCCGAACCTTGCGTTCATCGGCACGTTGGCCTCGTCAAGCTTCTGCTTGATCTTCGTCAGCTGGGTGTAGGCGATTGCGCCGGTCGTGATCGGGACGGCCACGCCAGCGTTCAGCTTGTTGGCTGCCTGAACGTCCGCGTACTTCCCGGACAGGAAGATGTCGTGCTTGTCCGCCATGGCGTACGCAGCCTCGACCATCGCCTGCTCCAGGATCGCTCCGGCTGCCTGGCGCTTGTCGATGTCGTCCACCTCAAACGCAAAGTAGTCGGCCTGGTCGATGACCAGGGTGCGGTCAGCTGCGCTCAGCTGCTGCACGGTGATCGCCTGTCCCACCGTGTACGTGTTCACGGTCGGCCGCGACACGGAGTTGATGTGGACGGTGTCACCACTCTGGGCAATCTCGCCCTCGTAATCCTTGTTGAAGACACCCGCGTAAACGTGGGCCTTCTTCAGGGACGCGAGGAGAACTGACGACCAGATCTCAGGGACGAATGTACCGAATGACATTTGGACTCTCCTTTGTAGGATTTCATGGGGTTGTGGTGTCCCTGATACACCTGGTATCTCGGACGATTACTGCCCAGCGCCTGGCTGGTTACTTGCCGCCGCGATTGGCGATGATGGCCTTCAGCTTGCCCTCTTTCTGGGCCTTTGCGATGGCCTCGTGGTCACCCGCCTTCCGAGCGGCAGCCAGCTGCTCCTCTGTCCACTGGTCTTGTGCGACAGGGGTCTGGGTGTTCGGATGGGTGATGTCGCTTCCAGCCTTCTGGGCACCTGACCCCTTGGGCGGTTGCGCTGCGGTGGCGCTCTTCAGCGCCGGAGTCTCCTTCACGGCCTTCTCAACGAGCGCGGTGAGGGAGTCTTTGAACTTGTCGGAGCCGGGATCCAACGCGCTGATCTCGTCGCGGAGCAGCGCCTTGGTGAGCTTGGCGTCCACGCCAGCCGCTGAGATGACCTCAGACAGCGCCGCGTCCACCTTCAGACCTTTGATCTGACCTTCGAGCGGTTCCAGCTGCTTGATACGGGCCTCTGCCTGTTCAGCGCGCGTGGCCGCTTCCTTGGCGTTGGTGCGATACTTCGCGTTTTCCTGTCGAAGCTCCTCCACGTATGACCGTGGAAACATCTCCTGCGGAGCCGCGCCGCCAGGAACGCCTGCCGGAGCCACGATTACCTGCTGACCGGCCTGAGCCGGAGCCGGGGTCACTGGTGTCTGTTCGCCTTCGCCTGCCATGATGCCTCCTGGGCTTTTGTACCGGGCCAGCCGGTGAGATGGGTGGTGGCCGTTTCAGCCGTCTGAGCCCAATCTGAGCTTGTTCAGACCAGGTTCTAGGCTTACTGAGCCGGTTGCGAAACGGGTTGCGACGGAGCCGGAGCCGTCCCGGTGGTGGATCCAGGCCTCATCGGCATTGCGTCTGTCGGTTTTGGAGCGTTGGGGCCAGCCGGTTTGGCCGGGCCACCCTCAGGCACTTCGCCCGAGCCGCTTGTGACGGTCGGTGGCGGAACGTTCTCAGACTGGATCGCGGCCATCTCCTCAGCCACCATTTCAGGTGACCAATCGGGATGAACCATCTGGATCTTGGTCTTGAGCGACAGCGCCTGGGCTTGAGTCAAGAAGTTCACCGCGTTTGCGGTGTCGATCATGCTCGCCTGGATGGACTTCGGGAACTCCATCTGGGGCCGGAACACTCCGGGGCCATCGAATTCCTGTTTGTCCACCATGAGAAGGATCTCGAAGATGTCGGCCATGGCCGATTTCCAGTAGCGGATCTTGCGGTCACGTGTCGCGAGCGTTCGAGCCTCAAGGCTGTGCACCTCAGTGGCCGTCTGCTCGATGTTTTCTGGGCCTTTCAGCCCGAACGTGGCGCCGGAGTACCCTGCTGTGGCTACGATCTGTCTGACCAGATCTTCGGCCGTCTCGGAGTGCTCCTGAGTGCGGATTTGGAACTGTTGAGGCTTGATTTCCCCATCCTGAGGGTTCATCTTCAAGCCTTCCCAGACCTCGCGCTCCAGATCGAACGTGGAACCTTGTCCGCGCCGCTGGGTCTGCAGGTATTCCTCAGGGACGATCAGCCGCGCGCGGCCCAATCGGATGTCTCTCATCCAGCTGGTCCAGACCTCGTCAAGCGCGTCAAGCATTCCCTCAACGCCTGCGTAGTCGCTGCGCCCGAGCGCGCTGGTGCGGTCAGATCGGTTCGGCCGCATGTTGGGTACGTATACGATGGGGATTCGTGGGAGAAGCGTGTTGACGTCCGCGACTAGGCCGCTGGGAAGCTCGGCCGGGTCGGTCATCGTACCCACGATGTTGGTCGTTTCAGGCATCATCGACAGCGGAACCTGTTTGCCGAGCTTATCCTGGGTGCCCTCGTACAGGCCGGTGATGATGTGGGCGCTGCCGCCTTGCATCTCGTACCGCTCCAGCTGACGGTACACCTTCTTGCCGGTGTCCATCACGACTCGCCAGACGGTTGCCGCCACGAGACGGCCGTACAGGAATTCCGGGATCACCGCGTCAGCGTGGATCACACTCAGCAGTGGCCGGTCGGATGCGAACTCCTTGTCCCAGCCCACCTTGATGTAGACGCCTCCGAGCGCTGAGCCAACCTCTGCTCCTTCGAGGAGCGCGCCCATGATCCCATCCTGATCGAGAAGCTCATTGAGCCTGTCCTGAGCCGTTTTCGAGGTGGCCGTGGCTGTGGGCTCGTGAGCCTCCTGGATGAGCATCTTCGGAGGATCGCTGAACAACAGGTCGCTGGAGACGGATGCGATGTCGGCCGCGAGCGGCACATGGAGCCGGACGCGAGTTGTCGCGCCGGGGATCTGCCGCGCCCAGAACATGAACCGTCGCCATACGCTGATGTACGGCTGAGCGGTTGTCGTGGGGTCAAAGAAGCCAGTTTTGTCTTGGCCTGCGTATCCGGCATAGAACCTGGTCAGGCTCTGCGGGTCGCCGCTGTACCATGCCGAGTGCTCGCCATAGCGCAAATACGCTGGGCGCCACAGAATTGGCGGCCAGGGCGTTTGCGGATCTGTCGGCAGGGCCATGCTTGTACCGCGCTCCTTCTAGGCCAAACTGGCCTTCTCGTCAATTTTGCTGCCGTCCATGTAACGCGGTTCGCCGTGGTAGTGCTTGTACCAGCAGCTGAGAGCCACGGCCAAGACGATGTCGTCATGGTCGCCTTCGCGCGCGTTCTCCCACGTCTCGTTACCAGCCGTGGTGAATTTCGCGCTGAAGTTCTGAAGTTCGGCCTTCAGCAGCCTGCCTTCTGGGCTTTGCACCACCTTGTAGCGGCCGGTCTGGAGGATGGCCTGCATCTTCGAGACAAGCTCACTTTTGGGCACTTCGGTCTTGGTAGCCTTCCGGCCACCCGTTATCACATATCCGCGTGGCCAGTTGTTTCCAAGTAGCTGGCGCTGGTACGCGATCTGGAACAGTTCTACAACCTTCCGGCCGACTCCGGTGCCGTCGATGATGATCTCAGCATCTTGGAGTTGGCCGCGCCGGATGATGTCTCCGACCTCGCTGATGATCGCCGGGTACTCTGTACCCAGCGGCCAGCGCTTGATGTACCGGGTCTGGTAGTGGTCATCCTCCTGGATCTCGCTGCCCTCACCCTTGAAGATGACTTCTTTGGCTGCGATGATCCGCTCGGTGACCGCCAACGCGGTGTAGTCAACGATCTTGCCTAGGTCGATGCCGATGGTGAAATTTGCCATCAGAACAGTGGTTCAACCTCCGTGTCGAATGCCCTGTCGATGGACTCCTGGCTGAACGCCGCGCCGGTCGTCTCCAGGAACTCGCCCATGTATTCTTGGCTGTACTGGCGCTCACCCATCCGGGCAAGCTCCTCGGCCAGGAAGTCTGGCGTGATCCGGGGACAGTCGGTGGCGATGGCCTTGATCTTCATCCACCCACGTGGGTTCGTCTTGCGGTCGTACACTGGCCCTTTGTCCCAGGCCTCGTAAAACCAGCCGCGCTTACCCTTCGGGGTGCTGAGCGCGAGGAGCCGCCCACCGCTCACAGCGAGCATGGGGCTGATCGCGTTCACGAGCATGTCGGTGACCATCGCGGCCTCGTCAACGATGATGAGAGCCACGCCGGAGTATCCACGGATGGTGGAGTCATCACGGCCGGGGAGACTGATGATGCGGGAGCCATTCTCAAGCTCCATCGTCAGGGCCGTTTCCGACTCTGGCGCCGGGTCACTCGAAGCTTCGAGCGTCAACCGGCCAGCCTCATTCACGTCGAACAGCATCGTGTCCACGCTCTCGCGCGGAGCCTTCCACAGCGTCTTGTATATGCCCGCAACCTTGCGGAACAACTCACCAGACTGCCGTTGGGAGGGTGAGATCAGAAGGGTGATGGATCCAGCGTTGTAGGTGGCCTCATTGGAGGCTGCGACGCCTGCGACTGTGGACTTACCGGCCTGGCGGTGGCAGTTCAGCAGAGTCCGCGCTGCCTTCTCCTCCAGCACGAGCCGCTGCCAAGGATCAGGGTCAAAGCCAATGGTTGGGGCCATCAGCGACGGATTCAGAGCGCGAGCCAGATCAGCTTGCAGCGCGTTCCCGTTCACTGTTACAGCCCGAGCTTATCTTTGAGCCAGTACACGCCGATGCCTGCAAGGATCATCCCGAGTAGGGTGCCTATCGGAGCCATGTGGAATCCAACCCAGACCATTGGGTTGCGTTCCACGCGGTTCTGACGCTTCTCGACTGCGCTCAGCCGCTCATCCATCCGGACAAGCAAACCAGGATCCACCTTGGACTCTCCAAGCAGATCCTGTCGCAGCTGGGTGGATGCCGCTGCTGCCTGCGCAGCTGCTGAGGCTGCCGCTCGCGCGGCCTCCTGTACGGCATCCAGTGTCTTGTTCTGACTCATCCGGGATTGCTGGACCATCCTTCGGGGTGATTTTCTGGTGACTCGAACTTCGCCGGACGCTGGGCTGGCACGATGATGCCGCTGCCCGCGATCCGCGCGGCCTCCCAGACCTCAAAGAACTCCCTGAGCATCTGCTTGGCTGCGTGGGCCGTCTTGGGGTCTTTCTCGTTGTTCGCCGCCATCGTGGCGCGACTCAGCGCGGTGTTGATCTCCGCGAGTCGTGGCGCCGCGCGCATGTAAAGCTCCGTCTGGAGCGCGCCGACTTGGCCGGTGAGGCTCTCAATTGCCTCCACCATCATTTCCTGCGGAAGCTTGGTTAGGTTGGGATTGCTCAACTTTGCCCTCCTGGAGCATCAGTCTGCTGGCGACCGCCAGGCGGGCATCGGGGTAAGGCTGTAGTGCCTCCATGATGGCTCGCCGGGTCTGTAACCACGCCTCCGTGGTCAGGATGTTGATCACTGTCGTAGGCCGTTCGTCAAGCTCGCCCGTGATACGGGCCAGAAGCTCAATTGTGGCTCTAAGCTCTCGGACGGCCGACAGCGCTTGGCCAACGTTTGGAAGGGTCAGGAAGTTGCCGTTGGCGTCCTGCCTGCCCTGTGCTTGCTCCAAGAGGTTCTTCAGGATGGGGATTAGCTCCTTCACCTGGTCGATGGCCGCTCGGCCATCCGCCTTCGCCTTGGCCTCTTGGACTGCCTTGTAGGCTGGGCTGATGTGGTTCTTCTTGTGTGCTCTGAGGGAGGATTCGTTGATGCCGTAGTGCTTGGCGATCTTGGTGACCGGCCAGTCGCCGGTGATCAGGTGGGCGTTGATCTCCTCCTGAGCCGGATGGCTACACGTCGCGCACTTTCCTCGGCCACCCTTGTGGATCGCGTTCTCGGGCACCTGGCCCTCCTCATATGGGATTGTTCGCCTATTCGCCTACTCCTGCCGCGAAGCGGCAAACGTGGGTACAGACGTTCGGGTGGTTAGCGGATTGAGCTTGGCCGGGGCTGAAGCTCCACGGTGCCGTCTTTGTAGACACGGAACACGTTGCCGACGCTGTCTGCCCTGTCCTCGAAGTCGGCCGGAGCCGCTGGGTCAGCGAGTCGGGCCACGATGTCGGCGGTGGGCACGTCAGCCTTTGGGGCCTCCGGGGCAGGCTCTGGAGCCGTCGCCGGTTCGCTCGCTGCTGGCGCTTCAGTCGGGACACTGGGAGCCTCCGCTGCCGGAGCGGCCGGAGCCGCCTCAGCCTTCAGTTCGGCCTCAACCTGGGC